TCGCAACCCATCCACAAAGCCAGCCATGCCGCCGTGTTTGAGCTGTAGAATCCCGTCCAAACCGGAACATCGAACTCCACGTCACTCGTCGGGTCAGGGCTCACCCTCACACCCTTGAACTTCATCACCGCGCCGAGTAATTCAGGATCTGTCTTCGGCTCATCGTTGTAGACGATGAAATCCGCTTCGATCAGTTTAAGCGCGTGGTAATTCACCGCGATGATGATCGGATGATCGCTTAGTGGCGCTTTACGCAGGTCTTCAGGCAGGCTCGGCCCGCCGCCCAACACCAGCGCCGTGGATCCCTTGAATGCGTCTTTGTAGTCGCTCATCCTGATCTTCATGGTTTCTGGTAATCCTCCAGAACCTCATTCGCCTTATTTCCTGCCGCGTCCAGGCTGCCGTCACTGAGCACCCGCGCCATGTTCGAGGGAATGTAATATGTATCGCCTCCCTCATACGCTGAGAGATCGTTCACCTGGCGCGCCTCGTTCGGGGTCATCTGCCCGCTCAAGATCATCCCTTTTAGGTATTCCGACCTGGTTTTTGCGTCCATCCACAACAATGCTTCTCGGATGAACCGCAGATATGTGTCTCCCTGTTCATCCAATTTCAACCACTTTAACCGCCCTGCCTGTTCCCATTGCACCAGGTAGGGGTTCAGCGTAGTGGAAAGGTAATCCAATTGTTGCTGGGCGTTGCTCTCATAACTCTGCTTGCCCATGTTCAGCTTGTGAAGCGGCATCCCGAAGAAGTTCGCGATCTCCGAGTCTGTTGCCGCCACGGTCTCCAGGAACTGAGCATCTGCCGGCTTCATTGTGATCGCCTCGAACTTCGTCACCCGGCTGTCCATCACTGCCACGCCGCCTGAATTCTCGCTGCCCTTCACGGCTGAGAGGTACGAGTCCTTGATTTTATCCCTCGCCTCTTTGTTCACTTCGCCGTCCACCCACAGTACCGCTGCCGGGTTCAATCCCTGTGAATGAATGTGGTCCTGTGTCTCATGCGCCCCGATCTGCCGGCCGATCGTTTCCCGCGCATACGTCAGCACGCTCTTCCCTGACAGTCCATCCGTTGAATTGATCATCAGGTGCAGGATCTCGTTGCCCGGGATATGCTCCACCTCCCCGTTCGGGAAAGTGGATTTGAACCACAATCCGCCGCTTTTATCGAATTCCGGCGTGGTCTTATCCGCGTCCAGGATGAACCACTCCCTATACCCGCTTACCGGCTCCCAGATGTACGCGTTCCCGTAGTAGATCAGCCACTGCACCACTGTCTTCTTGAACACGAACGGGGTCATCCACCGATTGGGTTGGATTTCCATCAGGTAGGCCGTGTTGCGGGTGACCCCGTTCGGTGCTACCTGGCTGATTGACCTTCCGGTCTTTTGGAAGACCTGGAACGGTAGTGACGCAATATCATCGCTCAAGATATTTCCGCAGCGGTATGCCGTGGCAATCGTCTTAGCCGTTTCTGCAGAAACATTCTTCCCGGTTTTGGTGAACAATCCCCAGGAACGCAGAGACTCCGGCCGTGGTTTCCGGCTTGATGGGCGGCGCCCCAGGTTCCGGCATCGGAACGTTGCGAATCGAGCGAATGAGGTCGCTGATGATCATTGGACCCGTCCAAATCCGATCATTACGCTGAAGATCAGGAGCATCCCACCCGCGACGAACCAGATCAGGTTGGGGTACAGGATCCAAACCCCATAAAGGATCAGCGCGCACCCTGCCAGCGCTAGGAGATCATCCAGATATCTTTTTCATTCAGCCCTCTTTTCCAGGATCACGTTGACGTTCCCGTCCTCGGTGTATCTGAGCTCAACGATCTTCCACGGTTTTGGCTGGTACGTCATGTACCTGCCATATTCCGGGTCAAAATGCTCAAATGTCACGGCCGTGATCGGGTTGCAGTGGGTAGGATCATGCAGAAACCCGGCCGATCCACCATAAGGTGTCTCAATATCCACCCGTCCGCCAACCTCCATCACCCGCCACAGCTCGTTCATGAACTCAATAAACGGTCGTCGTGTCCCTTGAACCGTCACGCATGTGGGTGGAATGTGCTCGAGAATATGCCAAGCTTTCGCGAATTCAACGCTCTCGCTTTCGATTGGCCACGGGTGCACGTTCAGATCATGCACAATATCAACGCCCGGCAGCGCCTGCATATCGACCCCTACAAATCCCAGGTCTTTATGATTACCACAGGCAATATCTAATCTCATCACATGCCCCAATCATCACTCAAAATCGTTGCGCTCAGATCCACAGTGCCCTGGTAATACTGCGCCCGCGCCATCGCATTGGCCAGCGCAACGATCGGATCGATCCTCTTCGTCCTCACAACGCTCTTTCCCTTATGCTCTTTCACAAACTTGATCTGCTCATTCCCGTTCTTCGCAATACTGGCGTTGCCAAACGTCCACCGCGCCACCGGGTTGTTCTCATGGGTCAGCTTTCCCTGTTTCAGCAACGTTTCGATAAGATTGATCGGACCGGTCATTACCGCATAAGTCTGAGGTACATCCACACAGGCGATATGCTCGTTTTCCAGCTCCTGCAGCAGCATCGCTGCAAATGCCCGGTCGCTGGGTACTTCCTTCACGTTGTACAGGTCATTCCACAACAGGATCCGCTTCTTCACCTCTGTGTAATCCACCACGTTTCCAGAGGTCGCCGTGATCCAGCTTCCCTTCTCCCACTGGTCATACGGTACACGGTCCGTTCGCACCCGCTCCGCCATATTATCCGCCGGGATGAAAGTGTCCCAGATCACACGCCAGTCCAGTTGCTCACCCTGGGGAGGAAACAGCGCACACAAAGCCGTCAGGTCCGTCGTGGAGGAAAGATCCATCCCCACAAAACAATCCTTCCCTGCCAGGTCATTGCGGGTCCATTTCCCCACTGTATGATCAAACAGATCGATCGGCAGCCAGGTGGTGAGCTTGGTCGTGATCCACTGGTTCAATCGCAACCACCGGAACAAACGTTCGTCTGCCGGATTGTTCCTCGCCTTGATCGCCGCTTCCCTGAACCCATCTATGGTAATAGTGTGGTCGAGGCTCGGGTTGGCTTTGTACCAATTCGCCTCGTTGTAAATATCATCGCCGTCGTAATTGAATACTGTCACGTACCAGGTTGGATCGATGATCTCCCCGGCGAGGATCTTCATCGCATAATCATGCTCTTCCCATCCGATCGATACCCGGTCCGGATCATCCCCGGCCGTTGTGATGATCCACCAGATCGGCTGCTCGCGCGCGTCGCCAGAACCTGAGGTCATCACATCCCACAGATCCCGGTTAGGCTGCGCATGCAGTTCATCGAAAATACAACAGCTCACATTCAGGCCATGCTTGGTATAAGCCTCGGCCGATTCCACCTTGTACACCGACCCAGTCCGTTTATCCTGGATCTCTTTCCTGGAATCCGTGATCTTTGCCCGCTTGTCCAGCACCGGGTTCTGCGCGATCATATCCTTCGCCACGTTGTACACCAGAGACGCTTGCGCCCGGTCCGCCGCGCACCCATAGATTTCGCCGTTCATTTCGCCGTCCGCGAACAGGTGATACAACGCAGCACCCGCCGCGAGCTCGCTTTTTCCGTTCTTCTTCGGGATCTCGATGTACACGAACTTAAACTGCCTGGTGCCATCCTCGCGCAGCGTCCCGTACACCTCACGAACGATCTTCCCTTCCCAGGGCAGCAGTTTAAACTGCTCACCGTGGAACCTGCCCTTCGTGTGTTTTAAATTCTCGAAGAACGTCACTGCGCGTTCTGCATGCGCCTGGCTATACATCATCCCTCCCAGGCTGCAGGCAATGACTAAAACTAGAAAGAGCTTGAGTAAATTCCTCATGCTTCATCATCCGCTGGTTCACCACTCTTCACCGGTACCCGCGTGGGCAGCCTGTTCAGCAGCTGCTCGAACGGATCCTCGGGTGGTTCATCGAGCTTCGTCTTCGGGGCAGCTCCTGCCCGGGCTTTTGGTGTCAGGTACAGGCTCTGGCGCAATTTCATGAGCAAGTCTCTCTTCCGGTCTGCCCGGCTGTCAAGCTGCACCACCTCATTGGTCGCGTCAATCACCCTGCTTGCCACTTTCGCAGCCCCTTCGATATCGCCTTTCTTACGCAGCTTCTCCAGCTCCTTGGCCAATACCAGCATTGAGTCGTATGCCGCCCGCCGCATCTGGTCAATCTCCGACTTCTGTTCCTCAAGAATGCAGTAGTCGATCAGCTGGTCCATATCCAGCCTGGTAACAACCACCGCTTCAACCTTGTCGTACTCCCGTTTCATCCGCCGCCAGGTTGCCTGCGCCACAGGGTGATCCTTCAGCCTCGCGGGCATCGCCGGCAGCTTCGTGCCACCAGTCAATGCCTCTTCCTGGGCAGCTCGCTGCTCGATTTCCGGCTTTGTCGCGTGCCGGGTGTGAAGTCCTACAGGCTTAGGCGCTGGCATATATTCCTGGATTTCTCACATTGGGAGAAAAATTCGCAAAGATGAG